AAACATTGTATCGATGTTCAATGATAACATCAGGATTAAGCAAAGAATAATCATTGCTTTAATTAGTGTGTTTGATTTTTTCATGATAAACAGGATTTAAAGGGTTTAACTTAATGTTTAATTCATATAATTCTAAAATGCGTATCTTATCACAAATACGGCGTAATAGATTGTCGTTGTTCTTTTTAAACATTTCTTGTGTTTTCATATCTTTTAATTAAAAAGTTCTTAATATTTTCTAACCGCTCAATGTATTCTTTTGCCCAGCGTTTTGCAGGTTTTGTGTAGCTACTATCTTCTAAAATTCTATTGAAAGATAATAATCTTTTGTTACATTCTTTGATTAGTTTATTGTACATCGGTTGCTTCTTTGATTAGTTGCTCGATTTGTTCTTGTGTGATTTCCATAATTATAATGTTTCTAAATTAATTTTGCTTTCAAATATTACAACGCATTCGTTGTTTTCCAAATCTATATCCATAACTAAATCACGCATCAAATATTGACTTGCTAAATCTAGTTGGTAAATATTATACAACCTCTCTTTTCTATAACCAAAAGTAAAACTTGGCTGTATTCCTAAACTCGTTAATAAAACTCTTAAATGTTCTGTTTCTATTCCAGTAGCTTCTGATATGGTTTTTAGTGTAAACATAATGCTATCATTTGTAATACAAATATAATACAAATCATTGAGTTATATAACTTATTCCAAATTTTAACATAATTTTAACATTTTAGTTTGTAGTTTTGTTTAACATTAAAATAAAAAATGCTTGAGGATTTAGCAAAAAAAGATAAGCAATGGAGAAAAATGGCTTTGTACATTTGTAATGACAAAGAACAAGCTGATGACCTTGTGCAAGAAATGTATCTTTACTTTGCTGATAAAAAAGGAGTTTATAATGATAGCTATGTTTATTTTGCTTTAAAAGATTTATTCTTAATGACTAAATCAAAAAGATATATAAACAATCGAATTGAATTTCATCAGTTAAATAATAATATTGATTTTGAGTTACCTGATTATGATTATGAGCAAGATTTAAAAATACAAAACGATATTGATTTAATAAATGATACACTAAATCAAAGTCGCATAGAAAAAATAATAATCAACGGCATAGTGTTTGATGGTTTACGAAAATTTAGCCGTGAGAGCGGAATAAGTATAAACACCGCTCAAAAATGGAAAAATAAATTTAAAGATAAAATATGGCAAAAAAGAAACAAAGCGGGTTAGGTGACGTAGTAGCATACGTAACTGAAGCAATAGGAATAAAACCTTGTGATGGATGTAAAGAGCGTCAAAACTGGATGAATGTAAACTTTGCTTTCAACAAACCTAAACCACTAACGGAAGAACAAAAGACAAGAATTGAAACCGAACCAGTAGCAGTTTTTAATGAAGCTTTTGGAATGGAATTAAAAGAAGAACACTTAACGGATGGTGTTAGAAAAGCTATAAACAAAAAATTATTAAAACTTAAGGGATATGAAAACTAAATTATTATTAATATTATTTCTAATTATAACTGCTTGTTCAAATGAAGAATTATCTCAAGAACAACAAGATTGTAATTGCGGAACTATTGTTGAAAAGGTATTTTTCAGCGGTGTTGCTCCTTTCACTATTTTAAAAATAAAAAATAACTGTACAGGACAAATTATGCAAATAGAACTTGATGGAAATGTAGGTACACTTAATGAACAATATTGTAATGATTAAACAAGAAATAGATTTCTTAATTAAGAACACAAAACTTACAGAACCTAATTACACACTTTGTCTTTCTGAATTAGATTACTTAAATTTGTGTACAATTAAAAAAAGAAGTAAAATAAAAGTTTACAAAGGTTTTCAAATTTTCTACACAGACAAAATTAACGTAGGAACTACTTACTTGATGCCTTTGACTATTGACGAGATTAAAGCGAGATTGTTTATTGATTAATCAAATTATTTCAATGGAAAAGACTAAGGGAGGAGCAGGAAGAGGACAAGGACGTAAATCAAAAAGATTATACAGAGCCTATTCCATGTACTAATGAAACAGGCAAGTATATACAAACAGATAGTAATAAATATTATAGAATTGAATGCAAGTAGTAAAAATATCAGAGGTTAAACTTAACCAAAACAATCCAAGAATTATAAAAGACGATAAGTTTAAAAAGCTAGTGCAGTCTATTAAAGACTTTCCAGAGATGCTTAATATTAGACCGATTGTAGTTAATCAAGATATGATTATATTGGGTGGAAATATGCGATATAAAGCGTGTAAAGAAGCTGGATTAAAAGAAGTTCCAGTTATTATCACAGACCTTTCAGAAGAAAGGCAAAGAGAGTTTTTAATAAAAGATAATACTTCAGGCGGGGAATGGGACTGGGAAGTTTTAGCTAATGAATGGGATAGTGAACAATTGGAAAGCTGGGGATTAGATATTCCAAGTTTTGAAGTAGATGAGGTATTAGAGGCAACAGAAGATGATTTTGATGCAACTCCACCAGAAGAACCAATTACCGTTTTAGGTGACATTTACGAGATAGGTGAGCATAGGTTGTTGTGTGGAGATAGTACTTGTTCAGATACGGTTGCAAAGTTAATGAATGGCAATAAAGCTGATATGGTCTTTACTGACCCGCCTTATGGTATTTCATACAACAGCCCTGATGATAAACACGATATTATTTTAAATGATGATAAGTTTTTATTAGAATGGATGCCACAAGTATTAGAACATTCAAAAGGTTTTATATTTATGTGGACTTCTTATCAAGTAGTTGGTAAATGGATTGCTTTGACTAAAGATTACTTTGGGGACATTACAAATATGATTATTTGGCATAAAGGTGGAGGTGGTCTTGGAGATTTATATAAAAGATTTTCAACTGACTTTGAAATTGCTCTTGTTTGGAATAGAGGCGAAACATTAAAAGGAAAAAGAATAGGGAGCGTTTGGCAAATATCAAAAGACAACACTTCTTCTTATCAACACCCAACTCAAAAACCTATCGAATTAATGAGTGAGGGTTTATCAAACTGCTCTTTAGTTGGTAATATTATAATGGATTTGTTTTTAGGTTCAGGCTCAACAATGGTAGCTTCACACCAACTTAAACGCAAGTGTTACGGAATGGAACTCGACCCTAAATATTGCGATGTGATTGTTAGAAGGATGATAAAACTTGATGATACTTTAACCGTTAAAAGAAACGGGGTTGATTGTACTAACGAATTTAAAGCATAATGGCATACGACCGCAAGAAAATATTTGAACAGGCAAAGGAAATGATAGTCAAACACAAGTTATTTTTTGTGGATGATATTGTTGCTTTTCTGCCTTGTTCAAAATCTTCTTTTTATGAGTTTTACCCTGATGGCTCGGACGAATTGGACGAACTAAAAGAATTGTTAAATGTAAACAGAACTACTCTTAAAGTATCAATGCGCTCTAAATGGTACACTTCCAACGCTCCAGCTTTACAAATGGCATTAATGAAATTGATTGCAACGCCAGAAGAATTGAAAAAACTTTCTATGCAGTTTGTTGAAAGTGAGAATACAAACAAAAATCAAAACTTTGATATAAGTAAGATTTATGATAAAGAAGCATCCGTGTCATTGGAATAGTTTAGGAAATAAAACAAGATACTTTATAATAACAGGAGGTAGAGGGAGTGGCAAATCATTTGAGGTTGGTAGGTTTACTAGCCTTTTATCGTTTGAAGCAAATCACAAAATATTATTCACAAGACAAACAATGACATCAGCTCATTTGTCAATCATTCCTGAATTTCAAGAGAAGATTGATTTAATGGAATTGAATAATGCATTTGAGGTAAACAAAACCGAAATAGTAAATAAGATTTCTAAATCAGAAATCTTATTTAGGGGTATTAAAACAAGTTCAGGAGACCAAACCGCAAATCTTAAATCTTTACAAGGTATTACAACGTGGATATTGGATGAAGCGGAAGAGTTGACCGATGAAACTACATTTGATAAAATAAACCTATCAATACGACAAAAAGGAAAACAAAACAGAATTATATTAATTCTAAATCCAGCAACAAAAGAGCATTGGATTTATAAAC